ATCCCGGAGCTTTCCTCCACCGCGACCCTGCCGGAGGCCGCCCGCAAACTCCCGACCATCGGCCGGTTCAACGCGCTGATGCGTGAGGACGCCAAAGTCATCCAACTGCAGGGCGCTGACCTGAGAAACTTCACCGACGTCATCCGCCACTACGCCGACCTGGTGGTCGGATTGACCGGGCTGCCCGCCCACTACCTCGGCATCACGTCGGACAACCCCGCCTCCGCAGACGCGATCCGGGCTGGGGAGTCACGGTGGATCAAGCGCGCCGAACGCAAGCAGCGAATCTTCGGGGCTGCCTGGGAGCAGACGATGCGACTGGGCATGCTCGTCAAGGGCCGCGACCCCGACCAGCTGATCGGGCTGGAGACCGTGTGGCGCGACCCGGCCACGCCCACGTATGCGGCCAAGGCCGATGCGGTGGTCAAACTGGTCGCCCAGCGCATCATCCCCAGGGAGGTCGCCTGGGAGGAGATGGGCTACACCCCCGAGCAGCGTGACCGCATGCGCAATCTGTTCGCCGACGATCCGGCGGTGCGGTGGCTGCAGTTGCAGGCTGACCGTGGCGCGTCCACGGCCCTGCCCGCTGCCCAGGAGACCGCGCCGGTGGCCGAACCCGTGCAACCACCGGATGAGGGTGCGGCGTGAACCTGGAGGAGTACCGGCAGCGAAGAACCGCGATCAGCCAGGCGCTGCGAGTGTTCGTCCAGCCGTTCGCCGCGCTGCTGCCGGCACGCCCCACGCAGCAGGTGTTCGCCCAGTGGGTGGAGGCGGTCTATCCGGCGGTGTACCGGGCTCGTATGGAGCACTACCGGCTGGCCGAGCAGTTCTACCGGGAGGCACGCGAGGAGGCGCTCGGCCGAGACGAGCCGGTGGACTTCCCGCGCCGCAACTACGGGCCGGACGACCTGATGCGTGGCCTGCTGGCCCGACCCACCATTCCCGATCCGACCACCGCCACCGGGGACGACAGTGACGAGGACGGGGAGGAGACGCTGGAGGATCAGCAGGTCCTCGTCTCCGAGGTCGTGGACGTGGCCGAGCAGCACGCCCTGGACGGGGGCCGTGAGGCGATGGTGGACGCCGCGCGCCACGACGAGCGCGCCCTCGGGTATGCGCGCGTCGCTACAGGCGAGACGACGTGCGCGTTCTGCTTGATGCTCGTGTCCAGAGGTCCGGTGTACAAGGACCGGAACAGCGCTCTGCTCAGAGACGGAACGAGTGAGCCGTACCACCCGCGCTGTGACTGCGAGGCCGTCCCCGTCTTCGAGCGGTCGACCTGGCCGGGCCGCGACCAGTACCTGGAGATGGAGCGCGCCTGGGCCGAGCACGCCAACGGCAACCTGAAGGACTGGCGGGCCTGGGTGGAGGGTCGGGTCCGCGACGAGGAGGACACGGCCGCATCCGCATAGACCACCCCGTGTTGGCGGGGTACGCGCCACGGCCCCGCGCATTGGGCCGGATTCATGCCGACGGGCTCACGGACGGAAGGACCCAACATGACGACACTGCCCGCCCACGACGGAGAAGGGCAGGACGCCCCCAGGGGAGAGCAGCGCATGTTCTCCCAGTCCGAACTGGAGGCGATCATCGGCGACCGTCTGGCGCGTGAACGCCAGAAGTACGCCGATTATGACGACCTCAAGCAGGCCGCCACCCGGCTGGCCGAACTCGAAGAGGCCGGAAAGACCGAAGCCGAGAAACTTCGGGGCCAGTACGAGGAACTCCTCGGCAAAGCCGCCCGTGCCGAACACCAGCTTCGCATCGAACGCGCCGCCCGCAGGCACGGGCTGGGCGACGACGCGCTGGTCTTTCTCACCGGTGAGACCGACGACGAGGTGGAAGCCAACGCCGCCAAACTCGCCGAACTCACCAAAGGACGCAGCTCCGAGTCGGAACCCACGCCGCCGCCCGGTCCCCGCATCGACCCTTCCCAGGGGCGCGGGTCCAGCGGCGACGTCTCAGGCTCGCTGGATGCCGGGCGTGAGCGCTACCGCCAACGCAAGACCACACCCTCTGGAGGGAGATCGTGGACCTCAGCTTGAGGACCGACCACTTCGACTCCGATGACGCCTCCTGGCTCGGCTCCTCCCACGGAACCGATGCCGGACGGTCCATCACCTTGGACGTCTCCACCTTCACGGAGGCGACCCACTACCCCGACGGGTACTTCCCGTCCGGTCTGCCGCTCGGCCGCATCACCGCGTCGGGCCTGTACGGCCCCTACGACTCTGAAGCGGTGGACGGCCGCGCCACCTTGGCGGGTTTCCTTCTCGCCCCGGTCGACACGCCCACCGGCAGCGGTGACGTGATCGGCGCGCTGCTGGACCACGGCCGCGTCAAGGTCAACCGGTTGCCGGTGGCCTTCGACCCGGCCACCGTGGCGGACAACGCCACCACGATTGTGTTCGACGAGTCCTGAAAGGGGTGACGACCTGTGGAACTCATTTTCGACTACGCCACCCCTGTGGAGCTGACCGGGTTTGCCCGCGAGGCCCTGGCCGACAGGGAGATCAACCAGCCGTCCCTGGCTCGGTGGCTGCCCACGCAGACCATCCCGGACTTGCAGTTCCGGTTCAACCGGGGCGACCAGTCCCTGGTGGAGGCCGCCGCCTACCGGGCCTACGACGCCGAAACCCGTATCGGTAACCGGCGGGGCCTGACCCGGGTCACCGGCGAGCTGCCCGCGCTGGGCGAAAAGCTGCGCCTCACCGAGTACCAGCAGCTTCGGCAGCGCAACCTTCCCGAGGCCATCACCGAGGCGGTGTTCAACGACGCGCTGGCGCTGACCCGTAAGATCGGCGCGCGCCTGGAGCTGGCCCGCGGCGACGCGATCGTCAACGGGTCGGTGACCATCGCCGAGGACGGTGTCCAGGCCACCGTGGACTTCGGCCGGTCCCCCTCCCACACGGTGACCGCCGCCACGGCGTGGACCGACACGGCTAACGCGACCCCGCTGGACGACCTGCTGTCCTGGTCCGACACCTACAACAACACCAACGGTGGATTGCCGGGCACGATCCTGACCTCGCGGCGGGTCATCGGGCTGCTGCTGCGCAGTCAGCAGCTCATCAACCAGGCCGCGGGATCGGCGTCGGGGGTGTCGCTGCTGACCCTGGACCAGGTCAACGCGATCCTCAACAGCTTCGGCCTGCCCGCACTGGAGACCTACGACGCGCAGTTCATCGGCCCCGACGGCCAGCAGACCCGGGTGATCCCTGATGACCGGGTGATCTTCCTGCCCGCCGGAACCGACATGACCGGCACCTCGGAGCTGGGGGCGACTCTGATGGGTCAGACCCTGGAATCGGAGGAGCCGGACTACGCGATCGCGCCCGGGGACCAACCGGGCATCGTCGTGGCGAACTACCGGACGCGCGACCCGATCGCTCTGTGGACGCACGCTGCCGCGATCGGTCTGCCGATCATGGCCAACCCGGACCTGACGTTCGTCGCGGACGTCGCATAGGAGGAGCTCATGGTCAGGAGACTGCGCAGCTACGTGCACCTGGACGGGAAGGTCTACACGCCCGGCGAGGAGGTGTCCGCCCAGGTCGCGGAGCGTATCCCCAACCCGAAGGCATGGGTCGGCGGTGCCCTCACCGCCGACGACTATGACGGCGGGGACGTGGCGGCCGACGACTACGAGGAGGAGGGCGAGGCTCCGCAGCGGCCGGCCGAGTCCGACCGCAAAGACGCCTGGATCGACTACGTCCTGGAGATCCGCGGCGACCTGTCCGAGGACGACGTCGCCCAGATGACCAAGGCCGAACTGATCGCCGCCGCCGACGAGGCCGGGGGCGACCAGGAGGAGGAGTAGAAGGGGGGGGCGGTGGCCGTGCCGTATGCGACCGTGGACGACGTCCAGGAGCGTCTCGGCCGAGAGTTGACCGACGAGGAGCGGGCGCTGGCCACCGTCCTCCTCAAGGACGCGGAGAACCGAATCCGGGTCCGGGTACCGAACTTGGACGCCCGGGTGGCTGCGTCCACCACCTACGCGGACCTGGTGGTGCGGGTGGAGGCAGATGCGGTCAACCGGGTGCTGCGCAACCCCGACGGCTACTCACAGGAGTCGGACGGATCGTACTCCTACTCCATCCGGGCGGCGGTGGCGGCCGGGTATCTGCTGATCACTGACGAGGAGTGGGCCGACCTGCTGGGCAGGTCCACCAACCGGGGCGCGTTCACCGTCACCCCGAAGCTGCGGACTCCCCGCCGGGGCCTGCCACGG